GTAGCCGATCAGGCGCGAGCCGTTCAACTCCTGCTTGGTCGGGTTGATGAGCTGCACCGCGGGCGCGTGCAGCATGATCCGGTTGCCGGCCGTGGTGCCGATGTCGATGCCCATGCCCTGCGTGACGTTGCCCTTGACCTGGCCCATGAACGAGACCTCCTGCCCGGGCGCGAGGTCCAGATCGACGTGACCGCTGATGCTGCGGTCGGTCAGATCGACCCGCTCCGAACTCAGCAGCGGCACGAAGTTGACCTGATTGCCGAAGTCGATCTCCAGCCCGGTGGACGGGTAGATGGTGCCGCCGGTCAGCGCGCCGGCGGAGTAGCTGGTGACGCCGAGCTTGATGTCCACGACGTTCGCCTTGGTCATCGTGGGAGGCGTCTTCCACGCCGTCAGGGTGACGGCCGGGTTGGCCGTGGCGCTGATGCCGCCGTCGATGCCGGTGAACTCGAATTGCAGCTTCGGGCGGTCGCCGACCTTGGCCGACAGCTTCACGTTGCCCATCGAATAGAGCATCTTGTGCAGCACGCCGTCGTCGTACCAGTAGATGGTGAGCGACTTCAGTCCCGTCGTGGCCGGCAGGTACTCGACGCGGGTAGGCGAGGTCAGGCCGGTCTGCTCCGACATGCCGCAGCCCAGCAGCAGGCTGCCCCACTTGGGCGCCGTGCCGGCCGCGCCGGAGCCGGCCAGCTCGACGGTGAAGCTGCATCGCAGATAGGCGGTGGCGACGAGCTGCTCGCTGGCGCCAAAGAAGGGCCGCACGAGCGCGCGGTCGACGTTCTGGGCCTCGAGGGGCGTGATGCTCAGGTCGGACACCAACACGGCGTCGGTGCTGCCGACGGGAGCCGCGTCGGTGCCGGAGGTGGTTTCGACCTTGGCAAGGATGGCGGTGTTGCGGATGTAGCGGGGCATGTCCTACTCCTGGGTGGGGCCGGGCTGCGGCGCGTCCGGTTGCGGCGGCTCGGCCGGCGGATCGATGGGCACCCAGCCGGCCGACTCGGTGTCCCAGCGCCAGCGGCCGCCGCCGGGCGGGTTGTGGATCGGCTGCTCCGGCATGGCGAGTCCCCGTCAGCGAATGATTCGGCGGCGCACCGAAAAGTCGTCGCGCCAGGCGATGGTCCCGCCGCCGATAAGTTCGGCCAGGCTGCCGAAGACGAACTGCACGGCATCGAAGCATTCGGGCGGCGCCCAGCCGATCAGCGCGTCGTGCACCGCCTTGCGCAGTGCGTCGAGGGCAAGTGCGGCTTTGGCGCCGCTGGCGTCGCCGGCATGGCGCACGATCAGGACCACGCAAAACATGGCTGTGTGCGTCTGCGCGTTCACACCGATCATGTCGGACGGCTCGGCGCGCTCGTCCAGCGGGATGACGTAGGCGGCAGGCAGGCTGCGCGGCAGGTCGCCCAGCGCGGCGAAGTCGGCCACGCTGCCGATGAAGGCGAATTGCTCGCCGACGCATGCCGCCAGGCGATCGACGGCGGCAAAACTCACGTCGATCACTTCTGCGCCCCCGCGGCGAAGTGCCGGTTCAGCGCGTCGCGGATGATCTCGCCGTACTCGCGCGGCAGCCCGCGCTCTCTCGTTGCGATGAAGGGCCGCGCGGGGATGTTGACCTTCCACCCGGCGCTGTTGGTGCCCCAAACGGTGCGCGCGCGCTTGTGGCTGTCCTTGGCAAAGCGCGAGGCAACGTAGCTGGTGCCGTCCTCGCGCACGACGGTGACGCTGCGCAGCCGCACGCGGATCGAGCGCGCCGCGTAGTCGATGGCGCCGCCGAACTGGTGGATGGCGGCATAGCGAACGTTGGTGCCGACCTCGACGCCGTTGCCGATCAGGCGAAAGCTGATGCTGTTGCGCAGCCGGCCGGTATCGAGCAGCGGCTGGCTGCTGCCCTTGCGGCGGCGCGCGATGGTGCTGGCCTTCAGCTTCTGCCAAGGCTTGCCGTAAGGGTCCTTCGATTCCCGGAAGCCGAGCCGGGCCTCCTCGACGATGCCGGAGCCGATCTCGCGGAACGCCGGCGCGAGGTCGGCTGCCTTGGCGCGCAGCGCGGCCAGCGCACGCTGCGCCGGGCCGACATCGGCGCGGACCTCGATCTTCACGGCAGCCAGCCCCTGGCGAAGGCCGCGCCGAAGGCGCCGTCGTAGGGCCGCACCGACGGGCCGAAGGCGCTGCCCTTGACGCCAACGATGGCGCCATCGCTGCCGATCAGCGGCAGCTTGCCGTCGGCCAGGTCGCGCAACCAGCGCAGCGCGTCGCGGTAGTGCTCGCGCACAGCCTCGGTCGGCGCCAGGTCGTGCAGCCGGTAGCGTGCGATGTCGCAGGCCACGCGCACGATGTCGGCCGGCAGCGGAGCGGCGAGCGGCACCGCGTACCGCGCCCCGAGATGGCTGTCGATCATGCCGTCGGCATCGGCCAGTGCGCGCGCGACGACGGCCGCATCGACCGAGCCGGTCGGCGGCGCCGAGCGGTCGCTCAGCTGCAGCAGCTCCTCCGCACCGAAGCGTTCGTCGAGGTCCGCCTCGGTCGCGTAGGTCATGCCTGGTCGCCGAACGGCGCGACGCGGCTGACCACGCCCAGCGCCTGCAGCTCAGCCGCGACAGCGTCGTCGAGCCGCACCGCGTCGCCCGGCTCGTAGACCCGGCCGTCGTGATGCAGCGGGCTCAGCACGTACCAGTCCACGCCTGCGTCGGGCGCCTTCTTCGACGTCGTCATGCCACTGCGTTCTGAAAGAAGTAGCCCATCGTCGGCTCGGAGATCACCTCCTTGACCGACTCGCCTACCTGCACGACCTGGCCGCCGCGCATGCCGATGTCGCGATCGAAGTCGGACCCCGACATGCGCTCGCCGAACTGCGCCGTGAAGCCGAATGTGCCGCCGCGCGAGGCGTCGGCAGCGGTGTTGATGTTCAGCAGCGCGCAGTGCTTGCCCCAGGCGCGCGCGTAGCTCGCGGCCTGCCCCTTCTTGGCGGCGTTGACCCAGCCTTCGCCGACGTAGATGTTCTGCACCTCGAACAGGCTGGCGATCGCCTGGCGGTTGACAATGCCGGCACCCTGCGAGGTCTTGTTGATCGCCTGCACGATCTTCGGGTGCTGCATCAGCTGCGTGTACACCGCGCGGCCCATGACGATCGTATTCGGCCGCATGACCATGGCATCCATCGCCGACAGGATCGCATTGGCGGGGTTCGAGTTCGTCCAGTCGCTCCACTGGCTGGTGCCCGACAGCGTGGCGCGCTGCGTGCTCGGGTAGTTCGCGAGCGTGGTCAGCAGCGTGGCCGTGCGCACTTCGCGGTCCAGCGCGATCAGGTCGGCCAGGTACGCCGCGGCCCGCGCGAGCGGGTTCCAGCGCGAATCGGCGTTCTGGACATCGGCCAGCGGCACCGCGTCGCGCAGCGCGAAGTCCACCGTCGAGTCGGTGACCTCGGTGCCGCCGGTGTCGGTCATGTTCGGCGTGCCCTTGCGCGCCACTCGCGTATCCGGCACGGTGAAGCCGTCGACTAGGTTCGCCTTGAAGTACTTGAACTCCTGCTTGCCCACGCGCACGCGCGGCAGCACCTGGTCGGCGATCATCGCCTCGTTGCGGTATGCGATGACCAGCGAGGTCAGATCGGGATCGATCGGGAACGGGGCGTTTGCCATGTCGGTAGGCTCCTGTCAGTGCAGCGGCATCAGCCCTGCGTCGAGAACGGATTGACCAGCAGGAGCACCAGGTCGCCGGCGGCGGTGGACTCCTCGAGCGCGATGCCGACGATGCGGTTGTTCGTGCCGGCCGATGGCGCTGCCGCGACCGCCCGCCCAGAGGCGTCGCTGGTCAACATCGCGCCGGGGTTGAAGGTGCCGCCGGCCTCGACGTAGGTCACGCCCTGTAGCACAACGTCGACGCGCTCGCTCGCGGCGGCAGCGACTTCGGTGATCACGCCGATGGAGGCGTCCGCGGCTGCAGCCGCCTGCAGCACCAGCGTCTTCGTGGTGCCGTCGAACTTGACGATGCGGCGCGCGTTGATCGCCGCGGCGGTGGCGGTGTAGGTCTTGACCAGCTGGATCATGTGCTGCTCCCTGGATCAGCCTGCGAAGGTGGCCGGCGCGCTGGCGCCGCCGGAATGCTTGAGGGCGGCGAAGGCCTGCTCCCAGGTCATGCCGGGATGCTTGGCGCGGCACTCGGTGATCGCCGCGGCAGTGAGCGCGCCGCCCGGCCCGCCCTTGGCCTGCTCGACGGTGAAGCCCGGCGGCAGCCGGCTCGCGCGCTCGGCCTCGACCGCGACCTTCACCGCAGCGAACTGCTCGACCGTCATCGCCAGGTACGGCGCGGCCTTGTCCGGGGCGGCCGCGAACTCCGCGCCGAACAGCGCCTGCACGGCGGCCTGGCGCTCGGTGCGCTCGCGCGCGGCGAACTGCTCGCGCAGCGCGGCCAGCTCGGCGACGGCCTGGTCCGCGCGCGCCGTCTCGGCATCGCGCTGGGCGGTCATGGCGGCCAGTGCCGCCGCGTTCGTGTCGTCAGCCATCGGGGGCTCCTTGGGTGAGTGGGTGAGTGGCGCGCGGTGCACCGCCTTGCCGCCGGCGAACACCGTCGCGCTGGTACTGCCGTCGGCGCCGAGCGCGACGAAGCTGACCTCGCGCACGCGGCTCTTGCGGAACACGTGCACGCGCCGATCAACGGCGCGGCCGTTGACGACGGCGCCGGCCTGCACCTCGTCGATCAGGTCGGGGAAGATGCCGACGCTCATCTGCCACGGCATGCCGGCGTCGGCCTTGGCGGCGACGCGGTTGGCCTCGGGCTCGACGCCGGTGAACAGGCGCCCGCCAATGCTCAGGCACGCGCCGTCGTTGTCGAAGACGTCGATGACGCCGATGGAACGGTCCGAGTCGTGATGCAACAGCAGCGGCATCGACGCGGCTGCTGTCAGGCCGGCCAGGTCGAACGCGACCGCATCCCACCAGCCATGATCTGTGATGACGCCGCCGCCGTAGGCGATGCCGCTGAAGCGCCTGCCCCTGGCGCTGCCGCCGGCGTCGTTCACGGAGTCGAAGCAGATCTGCGCCGCGAAGCGCAGCCCCTGCGCCGGAATCTCGATCGTCTGCTGCGCCGCCGATGTCATGGGCGCGGACTGTGGCCCTGGACGTGACTGCTTGCCAAGCGGACATGTGTCTGCATGACATTCGGCGACGGACGTGCGAGCGTCGCGTGCCGCCGGGGCGCCAGCCGCCGGAGTTCCGGCCTTCCCGCAGCACAACCGACCGAAAGGGCTACACCCATGTCCGCGATGTCCGATTACCTCGAAAACAAGCTCGTCGATCACCTGTTCCGCGGCGTGGCCTTCACGGCGCCCGCCCAGTTGCACGTGGCGCTGTACACCGTTGCGCCCAGCGACAGCGGCGGCGGCACGGAGGTCAGCGGCGGCAGCTACGCGCGCGCGGCATTGGCCCCCAGCACGACGAACTGGTCGGCAACCAACTCGGTCGGCTCCACCGCGAATCCCAGCTCGGGCACCGGCGGCGCGACCAGCAACAACGTGGCCATCACCTACCCGGCGCCCACGGCGAACTGGGGCGTGGTCGTGGCGTTCGGCATCTTCGATGCCGCGTCCGCTGGGAACCTGCTGTTCTTCGGCAACCTGTCGGCGAGCAAGACCGTCAACAACGGCGACGCCGCGCCGAGCTTCGCGGCGAACGCGCTGTCGATCACGCTGGCGTGACGGAGAGGCCGCAATGACCCAATACGAACTCGCTCAAATGGCCCTGCGCAGCGCACCGCTGCGCATGCGCATCGAGTACCTGATGGTGAAGGCCGCATTGGCGAAGCTC